TCCATCTGAAAGATATGTTCGTTGCATTGCTTCGTAAAATTCATCTGCTGATTGTCCTGCATCTGATTCAACTAACTTCATTAGATCATCGTGATCTGCTGCTGCTAGAGCATCTGATGTAACAACTAAGCACGAATATGGATCGTTTGGAATTGTACGATATGCTACAACTACTTTCCGTTGATTATTTTTAATTCTTCCTACGTGTTTATACATGTATTACTCGCTTTCTGTAGCCTCTGGCGGCGGTGCTGCGGCTTGCGCGGCCTCTGCTGCTTCTTTGGCTTGTTTTTGTTGCTCTTCAACATTGTTTAGGAACAACTCTAATTTGTTGTAAATGATACCAACTGCTGCCATTTCTTTTGGCTTAAATGCACTACGTTCGCTGGCAACATCAATGATGCCTTTCATAGTAGCCAAATCCTGGATAGTTAGTTCATTTGGATCTGTTTGTGTTTGTTCTTCTGCCATTTTAATACTCCTATTATAAATTACTTATTTGGCTTTTCTTAATTATACTTCAGATGTGGACAAGCTAATAAGAAATAACTAAGCTCTGAAGGTGATTCAAATCCTACTTTCATTGAAGTTGTGATTTGATCGTCTACTAATTGGACCGATCGTCCAATAAAATATCTACCGTTGCAGTTTGATGTAATCCATTCATCCAATGCACTAGTAATATTATATCTCAGTGCAAAGGATGTTGTTTCAAAGTACGGAGGACAGAAGTCCACCTTACGTACATCTAAAACATTCAACGGATTAATTTTGCCTTTTATCACACAGCCTCCTCGTAGTGTGCTGTCATGCCAAATGGCGCCTCAAGGTTCTTGTCGTGGTGGCTATGAATAACAAATACTGTTTCACACCAATCTGGATCGCCCCAGCTATCCCAAGCATATCCATCTGTAAACATAATGAATCTTTTAGGCTGAATGCCATGTTCTTTCATATACTTCCAATTAGCATCAAAGTCAGTACCACCGCCACCTTTGATTTCGTATTCAGTGATCTCACGTCCGTCGTCGCCTGCAAAATCATCTTCGTTGTATACTTCTGTATCAAAGCACCAGATTTTAATTTTATAATCTTTAAACTGATCCATAATGCCTTTTACTTCACCTAAGAAGTCTGCGGCTTGTGGATTGCCAATTGAACCTGACATATCAATTGCAACACAAATATCAATAGTTTCGTCAAAATTCATGCCAGGCAAAATAGCACCAGTATGCCAACCTTTGCGTGATGGACGACTAAATGTATAATCACTTTTAATAGTACTTTGTATTTGCTGTTGAATAAGCTCACGCCAATTCATCTTAGGTTCTGTAAGCTCTTTAATCAAACGCTGTACACCTACTGGAGTATTTCCAGCACCTGCACTTTGTGACGCTTGAATCATTGCTTCTTTAATTTCGTCTTTGATAGCATCACGTTCTGCTTTGCTGTATGTTGGGCGACCTTTGCCTTTACCCTCTTCGCTTTCGTCACCTTCGCCTTCCCAGTCAATATGTTCGTCTAGCATTTCGCCTAGTTGCTTTAGGTATTCTTCACCGTTCTGTTTAGCTTCTTCATACAAGTCGTCGTACACTGCTTCACTAGCCCAACCACGGTATTTAAAGTCTTGAAAGCAATTTACAATACTTGGGATAGTTCCAATTCGATCATCTACTAACAAGTTATTAACAATATAGTCACATGCAATATTATATAGTCGAGGATCACGATCTTCTCTACGTGTTAAATGATCAAACACCATATGTAGGATTTCATGTGCAAGAACAAACTCGATTTCTTTGTTATTCATTGCATTAAAGAACTGTACATTATAGAATAAGTTACGACCGTCTACAGCGGCAGTAGGAAGCCAGTCAGCACGTTGAACTTTTAAACGTGTTGCCATATTACCAAAGAAAGGATGTCGTAGTAGCAATCCAATACGAGCAGTAATAATACGTTCGTATACCTCGACATCCATTTCGTCTAACTGTTTGTCTGTTAGATCGGGATCGGGTTGCCATGTACGTAATTCAGATGCTGTCTTTTCTGTTGACATTTTCATTGCAACATAATGTGGTAAAAAGTCTAACATGCGTATTCTCCTTCAGTGCCTATATACTTATAATACACTTCTATTTACGTTTTGTCAAGAGAAAAGTTGGGCGAGATTGACCCGCCCAACTGTATGGCGTCTTATGCACTCTGTGCAGCCTTGATGTATTTGCCATAACGGTCATGAAATTCATCAAAACATGCAATTGCGTCTGGATCAATTGGCAGTGAGTATTGCGTAAGAGCTAATTTGATACCCATAACAACTAATTCAGTTTCAAAGTTATCCATTGCAAAGCGTAAAAAGTTGTTGACTTTATCATCAAACTTTTTATCATTTTTGTCACATGCTTCTTTAAGCTCATAACAAAGACTTACAGTCAAGGAATACTTGGCACTGATTTCTTGTGTCTGTAATTCTTTTACTTTGCCAGATAAAATATCGCTTGGATTAGGCATACTGGATGCAATCTTGCGATGCGCCATAAATTTAATTCCAAGTCCTTCTCCAACAGAACCAGCAACTAGATCTGTTGTAGTAGACTCATCGTCGTCGTCTTCAAGTAGTTCTGATACAAATGTCCATGAGCGAGGAGAAGCAAATGAACGACTAGAACTACGTGGATCAAAATCATACAAATCGCCTTTGGCAAAAGTTAAGTAGCCAACAACGTCTTTGTGGATATTGTTTGCAACTGACCATTCAAACCAGTCATCAAAATTGACAGCTAATTCTAAGTGAACGAATCGGTTAGCAAGTGGAGCAGGCATACGATATGTCACGCCTTTGTCTGCTTCACGGTTACCTGCGGCAACAATAACTACATTGTCCGGTAACTTATATTCACCAATACGACGATTAAGTGTCAACTGGTATGCAGCCGCTTGTACTGCTGGTGCCGCAGAATTCATTTCATCTAAGAACAATGTAATATGATCGTACTTAGATGCCATTTCTTCATCTGGCAATTCCATAGGTGGTGCCCACACCATTTTACCTTGTGTTGAATCAAAGTAAGGAATGCCTTTAATATCTGTTGGTTCCCAAAGAGATAGTCGAATATCAATCAAATGACTATTAGGAAAACTATCGTTTACTTGCCCTACAATATCTGACTTACCAATACCGGGAGGACCCCAAATAAAGATAGGACGTTTTTTGCGCATTGCCCGGCGCAAACTTGCTTTTGCCTTGTTTGGCGAAACTGTTCTTAAATCTGACATGCTATATTCCTCTCATGTTTATCAGTGCCTATAAACTAATATAACATTGGAATAGGTAGATGTCAACCTTTACTTGGTAAGTTTTCTGATCTTTTCATGGCTTTTGTTATGCCGTACTTACGAAGATCGCCGCTGAACAATGTAAGTTCAACTGCCTTTTTTTCGTTGGTTACGTATATAGCAGTGTTATCAAGATAATACGGACAGTCAATAAACTGATCTAAAAATATAATCACTTGTGTAGTAATTGGCATATCAGGAGGATATAGTATTTTATATGTTGCTAGATCAATTTGTGAAAGCATATCAAAACCTTCTTCAGTAAGTCGTAAACCGCCTGCTTCTTTTTCTCTAGTGTTCTTCCACCATGTTGGAAAGTATTGAGCGATGTTCTCTTTACTGATTCCCATGTTAAGCTGTTTTAAAAAAAGTTTAGTATATACTGTCTTATTCATCTGTAATTTTTTCGCCTGCTGTTAATTTAAATACAGCAAAGTCGGTAGTCTTAAACATTGTGTTTAGTTTCTTAGAAAGATTAATTGCATGTCCAGGATTTGAAAAACTTGTTTTTTTATACTTAGGTCCTGGATAATTTGTTAATTTGTTTTGTGACTTTAAGTTGAATGGCTTGTCTTTATAGAATACTGCCCAAATGGCTTCAGCGTCAAGTACCTGCTCGCTCTTGTAGGTTTTACCGTCTACAAATTCCATTAATATATTTGGTGCTGGTCTACTCATATGCGTATCCTTTAGTTATATACGCATATATTTATCATTTTAAATGTCTATTTCCATTCACCGCCACTGCCTATTTCTACTTTTATGATGTCATCTGACGCCCCACTAGCATTTTCTTTTACAAATTTTTCCAAGTCTCCGTGCATACGAGACATAACAACACCGAGCGCAAATGCTAAGTTCTTTGCTTGTCCAATATCAAGTCGTACTTCTTTAGCACGACTATTCTCAGCAGACTGTACTTGTTTGATAAACTGCTGTAACGGAGCAGTATTAAGTGGTTCGTTTGACATTACTTAGAGCCAGTTTCATTTCAATCTCGGTCTTGTAAGGACCCATGTATTCATTACATTCAACTGTAACTTGCTTTGGACAAAAACTTTTAAGCCAGTTTACATTAAACTTAATTAGATAATAACCAGCACAATATACGCTACGACTCTTTTCACTTTTTGTAAACAATGGAAGTTTGTTTTGTATATCAAACATACTGTTGTAAGGTGCTGTACGTGTTGGAAATCCATGCACTGAAAAGTCCTTTTGCTCTTCTGGTGCGATAACTTTTGCAGTTAAAAAACTAGGCCCAAAAGTTTTAGTTAGATCTGATGCATCAGTATGAAAGGTAATTTTACCTTTATTACTAAAAATAAATCCGTCATCGTTTCTACTAAGTGTGCCAACTTTTTCACCGGCTTCTTCAACAATCCAAAACTTGTCCTGTAGAATTGGTTTAGCATTAATTGTCATTTATATACCTCGCTTGTAAGGGTGTTGCATACGCCTGTGCTTGATCTGCAATACGTTGCATATCCCACTTAGCACAGAATTTCATAAGACGCATGCCTACTTGTTGTACTTCTTTAGGCTTTGCATTTTCTTCAATAGTACTATTAATTATCTCTCTAATTTCTGCAGGTTGCGCAGTCAAGTCACATAGTACAACATTACGGTTGTAGTCGTCTAGTACACGATGCTCTTCGCCATTATGATCAGTCCAACGCTGTAGCATCATGTTATTCCAGTTGTAACCTTTAGTGTCTTTATCAGCATACGCTTCAATAAGACCAACTTTGTTCTTAGTGCCTTTCTTGCGTACACCAGGGTAAGCACTAAACACGTTGTCACTAGTATCGCCACGCATACACTTTTCAAACAACATAAAGTCGGGCTCGGGTGCAGGCTTAGGCTCTTTAGTCTTCTTGTCAATAACAGGCTCACGCTTCTTATCGTCAAAGTATCCTTCGTGTGTAATAATAGTATTGCTAACACCGTTGTACTGTTGTACATTAGGTGCAATAAGTTGTGCAAAGTCGCCGTCAGTACTAATAATAACATGATTGTCATTAGGGTGTGCTTGCACCCAACCAGCAATTAAGTCATCTGCTTCTAGTTGCGGATGACGCATTACTGTACAGTTAGTTTTGTCTGTAATAAATGTTTTAAATTCGTCAAAGCACTCCCAAAAGATTGTATCTTCTTCTTGCTGTGCAGGAGTTAGTGCATCGCGAGCAACTTTTCTGTTGCGCTTGTAAGGCTCGTAATAGTCCTTGCGCCAGCTGCGACCTTCTAAACAAAACACAACATGATCTGCATCAAAGTCTTGCCATGCTTTCTTAACACCTGACAATGTAATATGGAAGGCCATACCGACCTTAGTGTCAATATCGCCACGTACTACATGCCTTGCACGAAAGAAAGTGTTAGCAGTGTCTACTAGAATATAAGTTGCCATTAGTTTGCCTATTGTTGTTTATATATACGATTATATACGATTATATACGATTTGTCAAGCATTAACTTACTTCGCTTTTGCCTTTATCAATTGGCACTACATTAATGTAACCAGTGTTTACTTTAGAATCAACTGCTTCTTCTTGTAGCATGTTATACACAATGTCACGGAACCATCTATCAACAATTTCTTCTTCGGGGTCTGACTCTTCTCCGTATCCGTTTTGTATTAGTTCTTGAATAAAGTATTTGTTCCAATCAAGCTCAAAGAAGCCATTACGGATATTGTCTCCGTTAACTTGCATATCGAGTACATTTACCCAAGGTTCCTTCTTACGTGTTGCATATTCTTTTGGATCACGTACTTTAATAGATTCTAGTTCTTTTTGTTCCTTAGCAGTAACACCTGTTAAGTCTCTTACTTTTTTACTCCACCATCCCATTATAGTCCTGCCTTTCTAAGTGCGTCTTGATCGATAGGCGCCTTCATAGCCTTTTCGTGTTGTGCATTTTTATATTGTCTAAGTTCCCCAGGCATTTCCGAATAAGCTGATATGGAGTCTTGGGGTAAATCGCCATCCTTCTGCCATACACGCTTCAGCCACGTCTTTAACGTTGAGGGTGTATTCTTCACTGCGTCCGCCCATTGGCATAAGATATACCGGACATTCCACCCCGGCACTTCTGTAAGCGTCCACAGCTCTTTTAACTTCTTCAAAGTCGTCTTCAGTAGCCACAACAAACTTAAGATAAAGTTCGCTATCAGTAACACACTGATACTCACTAGCAACATTAGGCTTGATAGCAGTCTCCCAAGGTTCTCCTGAGACACTAAGTTTTGGGGAACAACTCCAAGTGACTGTAATTCTGTCGCTGTCGTTGAGATAGTTGTAGAGATCGTCGTGTAAATGTTGTGTAGTATTTGTTTCAAATGTGATGTTCCTTAAATCCTGCATACGTGGATGTTCAAACAGCTCTACGTAAAGCCGTTGCCACGCTAACAACGGTTCACCGCCTGTCATGATCAAGTGTACATCTTGACCATTGTCTTGTACCCACTTACCGTTAGGAGTAAGTGAAAGTAAATGATCAACTACTTCATCTACAGTTGCTTGTTTATTAAAGTGTTTAAACTCTGGATAGATACTTGCGTATGTATCACAACCTGTGTGTATAATAGGCAAGTCTGTAAACTTGTCAGTTGTTTCATGTACACCTGCGTCAAGTAATCCTTGTACTTCGGCATTGTGGATAATGCCTTGTTTTTGTTTTACATCACGCATCGGCTCGTTCTTTAAGCCAAAGTTCATGCAACGAAAGTTACAACCAAAGGTGCGTAGGAATACACTAGGTACTCCTACAAACTTGCCTTCGCCTTGCACACTATAAAATGCTTCTGAATATCTTAGCTTCATTTGTTTAACATCCTTGCACAAGTAAAGAAACTGTTTTCTTCTAAACAATCGCTCCATATATGTTGTAGATAAAATCCTATACCTACAACAAAGATAAGTGCGGCAGCACCATAAATTAATTTCTCAATCATTAGCAACTAAACTCCTGTTGTAGTTTAATATTATCAAAGAACTCTTTCTTTGTGCCTGCATCATCTTTAAATGCACCACGTAGTACTGTAGTTTGTGTTAAACTACTGTGTGCCATAATGCCACGGTTCTCACAACAACCGTGTGTTGCTTGAATGTAAACACCTAAATGTTCTGCACCAGTTGCGGCTTGGATCTCACGTGCAATATCATTTGCAAGTTCTTCCTGTAGTGTGCCACGACGTGAACACCATTGTGCAATACGTGTGTACTTGCTTAGACCAATTAACTTATCAGCGGCAATAATACCAATGTATGCAATACCTGCTACTGGCTGGTGATGATGCGAACACATACTTTTAAGTTCACTGCGTACTACTAACATACCTTCATAGCGATCATCGCTATCATTAGGAAATGCTGTTGCACTTGGCGCTGGATCATAACGTCCTGCCATAATTTCATTAAAGTACATTTTAGCAAGACGTCTTGCTGTGCCTTGTGAGTTAGGATCGTTATGACGATCAATCAATAGTGCATCTAGTACACCTTCAAATGCTGTAGTAGCATTATCAATAAGTTCTTCTTTATCACCATTTTGTAATACTTGTGAAATATTGTCACCTGCCCAGTGGCGAATGCCTAGTTCATCTAGGCGGGCTTTTAGTTGTTCTGCTTTGCTCATTTTTTCTCCGAGTTATAGACGTGGATGTCTATATAGTTTATAGTAACATTATTTAGATCTTTTGTCAACTAAAATGTTCATTTAACATTTCAATACGATCTGTTGCGGCAGCCATTTTATCAAGTTCTTCTTGAATAGCTTCTACAATATCACTGTGTTCACCAATACCAACACTCTGATGCATATACACCAAGATGTTTGTTTTTGCTCTTTCGAGCTCTCCTTCGGCATGCATACGAGCTGCCTTTACTAGTTGTTCACGCATTGTTTTCTCCTTTTAATGCTTTTATAGTTTGTTGTTTCTCTCTGTCTCTTACAAAGAGATCTTCACCAGCATACGTACTACATTTATCTAATGCATCTTCGATATGCCATAGTAACTCATACAAGTCTTTTTTACAACCCCAAGTAACAAATCCGTCCATTCGAGGATCGCTTTCAGCAAAACTAATTTTGTTTACGCCTTGTTTTAGGTCACTTAGACTCCAGTCAACTATCATTCGTCGTATTCCCAAGGAAACACAATCCAAGTATCTTCTTCGCTAGTGTCAATTTCTTTCCAATAATAATCAACACCGTCAAATTTTGTATGTGTCTTTTCACACATGGTAGCAAATCGTACGTTTTGATTCCATACGTCATCCCATCCGTTGTGCCCAGGCAAACAACCTGATTCCCAATCTTCTCTAATCCATTTGAACGTAGCACCTGTGTCATTGATGTCATCTACAATAAGAATGTTTTTTCTGCTAACAGGAAGATTTACAATAGGTTCTCCTGCACTAGCACTAATGTCTGCATTATGTTCTAAGATTTTATGGTGTTCGTATCCAAAAGCATCTTCGGCCATCCAGCAGTTTGATTCTTGTGTAGCATTGTCACGCAAACGCACATCTAGCGCATAATGATTACAGTTAAGCAGATGACTGAGCATTACACTAATTGGCAATCCTCCTCTATTCAGTCCAACAATATAATCAGGCTTCCAGCCATCTTTATACATTTTTAACGCAATATTAGTTGCAGCCGTATTAACGTCTTGCCAACTATAGTATGTTTTTACCATCCAATTTTCTCCCAAGGAACATCTTTATTGCCAAAGTGTCCGTATGTGCAATTCTTACTATAGTTATTATAACTGAATAATCCAAATCTGTCAATGATTCCTTTTGGAGTCAAATCAATTTCACGTTCAATAAACTTAGCAATACTGTTGTTGTGTCCGTTTGAATCAACGTAAATGCTTGTAGGTTCTTTGACACCAATAGCATAGCTCAACTGGATATTGCACCAGTCTGCCATATTGTCTGCTACTACATTTTTGGCGAGCCATCGTGCCATGTAGGCGGCACTTCTGTCGACTTTGGTGGGATCTTTGCCACTAAACGCACCGCCACCATGAGGAGCAAAACCCCCATAAGTATCAACAATAATTTTCCGCCCAGTAACACCTGCATCACCGTCAGGACCACCAATAACGAAATTTCCAGTAGGGTTAAGATGCCATGTAGTTCTTTCATCGACTAAGTCTCCTAATTCTTCCATTGCGGCAAGTTTACAAAGATGCCTTGCTTCTTCTACGTTGCCTTCTGTGTGCTGTGTACTTATCACAACTTGATCAATACGTTTGATCACACCGTCACGTCTGGCACCATAGTACTCTACGCTTACTTGACTCTTAGCATCTGGTCCTAGTATAGCACCACGTTTGCCTTTTAAGTTCTTTAGTATCTCATGGCTGTAATGGATAGGTGCTGGCATCATACTGTCTGTATGATTGCAAGCATAGCCAAACATTAGTCCTTGATCTCCTGCACCAAAGTCGTCTGTGCCTAGTGCAATGTCTCCACTTTGTGAATGGATTTCATTGTAGATACGCAGGTTATCCCAATGGAACCCTTCTTGTTCATAACCAATCTCTTTAACTTTGTCACGCACGATTTGTTTAACTTTGTCCTTAGTGACATTAAAGTTTTTTACTTCGCCCGCCAATGTTACATGATTGGTGGTTACAAGTGTTTCAATGGCTACACGAGTTGTTTCGTCTCCATTAGCAAGTCCGGCATCTACAAGTGCATCACTAATCTGATCTGCTACTTTATCTGGGTGTCCGTCACTAACACTTTCGCTTGTAAAGATATAGTTGTTCATTTTTTCCATTCATCCATTTCTGTTTTTATTTCATTGCCTTCGCGATCATTTGCAATTAACATTGCCATACTTTGTATATCGTCGAGTAATGCATTTGCAATCGTCTTGTCGTATGTTTTACCACTTAGTTCACTATACTGATTGCGTATTCGATGTAGTTCGATAGCTTTATCTTTCATAACATCAAGTCTTTGTATTAGTTCTTCGATAGTATGTAGCATTAAAAGTAATCCTCTAGTGTGCCTTTACGCTTTGTATCTAGTGTAGCACAGTGGAAGCCGCCACTCATACTACGTGCTTGACGCATAGGCAGTCCAATAGTATCAATTCCATGCTTGCCTAAAATACGTCTTAGTGCTTCTTGTTTTTCATCTACAATAACCAGTTCTTCGTTAACACTTAGGAAGTTAAGTCCAATGTATGGGCTACATGGAGCAACGCCTGTGTTTGCTGGCGGTACATGCAAGTCTTCTTCGCCTACCCAAATTTTATCCCAGTCTTTGAAAATAGGTGGATACCAGTCTTCACTTAATCTGCCTGCGTTTAGCAGCACCAATCCAGGGCGTAGCGGCAGTACTGTGCTATCAAAGTGTGCAAAGCTATAATACTTCTCAGCAACGTGTAAGCGGTAGCCTTTGGGCTCTAAAATAGTCTTAAGCCACTGAAAGCCTAGTTGGTTGCCACTGTTGCTCACTTGGCACAATAAGTCACG